CGTTCCGAGAAATCCGAAGCCGCGCGCTCATTATCAGAAGTTCGGACAGTGGGCGCGGGAAGCCTTCGGAGAGGACGTATGGATCGACGCTCTCATGCCGAAAATAGCCGCCTATCTCGACCGTCATCCTTGCGACTGCGGTAATACGGCACTAAAGAATCGCGTGATCATCGATGACTGCCGCCAGCCTAACGAATACAAGCGATTGAAGGACGAAGGCTTCGTATTTATCCGCATAACAGCACCGGCCGAGCTCCGCATTGAACGCGCCAAAAAAGCCGGCGATCAATTCGACCTCGCCGACTTGGAGCATCCGACTGAGCTTGCCGTTAACAGTTTCGAAGTTGATTACGAAATAGAAAACGCAGGCAAGCCGGAAGAGTTGTACGAGAAGCTGGACGCGATTATGTCGGAGGTGTTGAAGTGACGAATATTCCGAATCATTACGGATACGGGTTACGAAATGATGAGAAACCCTATGCGCACAAGATTCCGGATGGTGGTAACTGGCGCAGTCTTCCGGAAGAAGAGCAGAAGGCGTTTATGAAAGGGGCGTTTAATAGCGGAGGAGGTCAAACGACATATCTTCGTAAGATGTCTTGGGATGAGCCGGCTTTAACGATTACGGCCTCGGTAATGGCGAAAGCTACGTGTCATTTACATCCGACTGACCCGATTGAAAGGGGAGAGTGCATGAACGAGATTCCTAATCACATTCAAACGAAGGCAACTACCGTGAAATTAAAGGACGGGATGTATAACCAACGGGCATATGTTGCGGATTGGTTTAAACCAGCGCGAACGGTCAGCACGATCGGCTGGATCACGCCGAAATCCATCCCGAACCATTAACCGAAAGGAGCGAATATATGGGCGATTTTAATTTAACGCCGCAACTACCGGCGAACGGACTGACTGTACTCGAACTATTCTGCGGAGGAGGGCTCGGCGCAATCGGATTCAAAGCGGCAGGCTACGATATTGTAAAGGCGCTGGACTTCGATAAGAATGCCGTCAAAGCCTACCGCCACAACTTCGGTGATTATGTAGAACAGGCGGACATTAACGAAATTGATATCGAGAGCTTGCCGGACACAGACGTAATCTTCGGAGGTCCTCCGTGCCAAGACTTCTCGGTTGCGGGTAAAGGCGCAGGTGCAAACGGAGAACGCGGTAAATTAGTCTTCCGTTACCTCGAAATTATTGAGCGCAAACAGCCGAAAGCCTTCGTATTCGAAAACGTGAAGGGACTGATTACGAAGCGACATCGCCCGACATTCGATGCTCTTATCGAAAGATTTAACGAAATAGGTTACGAGATTAGTTGGAAAGTGCTGAGCGCGTGGGACTACGGAGTAGCCCAGAAGCGAGAGCGCGTGTTCATTGTCGGAATACGAAAAGACCTCGGAACCTCTTTCGAGTTTCCGAAGCCGATAGAAGGCGATTATCAAACGAAGGTACTGCGTGATGTTATCGGTGATTTGCCAGAGCCGGGCGTTCAGCTAAACGATAAGCAAATCGCATACTTAGACCGCAATCCGGTATCAGTTGCGAAAAATCGTCCGGTTACGATGGATGAGCCTTCGCGAACTATTCCGGCAGTTATGGGCAAAGGAGTTCCTTACGGTTTGTTTTACGCTAATCACGATGAAAAATCGTACTGGACGCCAAAAAGCGAATACACTTACGATCAAGCCAATCGCGTTCAGTCGATGGATAAGCCGTCAAATACGATTCCAGCGCATCACAACAGTGGGCAGCCGATACATCCGACCGAAGCACCTCGCCGTTTTACCGTTCGCGAATGTCTCCGAATCCAATCTGCGCCAGATACTTACGTCCTGCCAGACGATATCTCCTTATCGGCGCAGTATCGGATCGTTGGAAACGGAATCGCTTCTCGTGTTGCGTGGTATGTAGGGCGAGCGCTTGCGGAACAGCTACTCGTCTAGCTGAAACGCATACGTGCCTTTCGGATAGGCCAGGTACGGTTGTTTTGACGCCTCGCCGTCGCCGATCAAATAGTATCGTTGCGGAAGCTTATCGAAATCAATGCCGATTTTACGCAAGAACGGCCATGCCGAAACATTGCCGCGCTTATCGAATTTGAACGGTTTGACGTCCGGCTGCTTAACGAGTTCGGGCTTGCCGACAACAATGCGTTTTTCAGCCGCGTCATATGCGACGGATAAATAAAACGGTCCGTCCGTAGGCAGTCCGATGACGCGCCGCGCACCAGCCGAAATAAATAAACGTCGCTGCTTTTCGATTGTTATATACGCTTTGGTATTGCGATCAAAGTCGTTTGAAATCCACGTAAGTGCCATAACGAATCTCCTTACGAAAGTATTTACGTTCAGTATAGACGGAATAGTTACCGATAGTCAACAGAGATGTGCGAATTGTTAACGAAGTTATTAACGAAAGAGGAGGCGGTTGTTATCGGAAAAGTAAAAATCGATCTACACCGAAAGGATCGCGAATTTGAGGCGGCTTATGCGCTAGACAATGCGGAGGGTGTCAAAACGCTGCTCTCCGATTATCCGAAGTTCGTCAGCCGCAAACGACTCGGAGAATACGAAGCTGCCGAAGTGCTTCTCGATCTGCACAACGCGGTTGAGCTTGCGGATCTGACCGACAGGCAGCGTGAGGCCGTCCGTCTTGTATACTTCGAAGATTTGACGCAAGTCGAGGCGGGGAAACGGATGGGGATAAGCGCGAGAGCTGTGCGATATTTCATCGAAGACGCAACGAATAAGCTTGCGGATATTTACTACTATTGGGCGGGGCATAACGAAGGATACTCGATGGGAGGACGAATTAATGGATAAAGCGCTATTGCACGAAATGATTACGGAATTACAGCAGCGAACGAAAGCCGGAGAACTGGACCGGATCGAACGCATTGAGGAAATTACCGCGCTGGCTGATGCTTATTATGATTCAGTCGGCGAGCATCCGGATTCTACCGCGCTTGAACGCATGGCAAATCTCGTAATCTACGAAGAGCTTTCTGACTCACATCCGGATAAAATGACGCGTGAAGAATATCCGATTATGAGTGAAACGCAGCTCAGTCGCCGCAAAGAAGGGAAGCATCGGAAGAAGGAAGCGAACAACAGAATCGAGGTTCCGTTTAAGCTTGCAGTAAACGTCGGAGTAGACGGAAGGAATTACGCCTTACCTGTGAGAAGGGAGCGCAGCCTTCGCGAAAATATGGCGGTTGATGAACAGGCTAAATCGCGAAATAAGGAACTCCGAAAACGTTATAACGATTTTATTAACGGAAGAACACCGGGACAATTTACGGTCAATATCGCAACCGGCGAAAAAATTATTCATTAAATTCGATACTTTTACCCGTTTAGTTATCTATGTATATTGAGGGCGCCAAATCCGCGCTCTTTTATTATGCGAAAAAGGAGACGATATTTTGAAAAGATTACGAGTAGTAAACGCAGAAACAGGCGAAGATCTATCGACAGACTACACGCTTAGACATCGGAACCAGGACGAAGCCTTCCGGGAGCAACAAAAGCAGGCGGTGGACAGGCGAGACTTTTCCAATGCGAATATGTCTAATATTCACGAAGTCTATGACGCTCTCACAACGGCACAATGCGGCTATTTAATGCTGCTGCAATGCTACGTTGACTACAACGGTGTTCTCGTTAAATCTAGCCGTAATAAAACTCCGATGACTACAGCGGATATGATGTCCGTTCTACAGCTCGTGAAAAAGCCGCGAACGTTCTACGATTTCCTAAGCGCCTGTACTGCGCACGACATTATCCGGGAAGAAAACGGCGCCTATTCGGTGAACGAACGCTATCATTTCAAAGGTAACTTCGGAAGCCAATACGTCGTTAAGCTCTATACCGCGAAGATCAAGAAGGTGTACAGCGAAGTGAAGGCGACGGACATCGGTCTGATCTACCGAATGCTGCCGTTCGTCCATTACGAAACTAACGCTCTTTGCGAAAATCCATTCGAAAAGAATCCGAAGCATATCCGATGGTTCAATAAGAAAGAGCTTGCGGCGGCGATCGGAGTAACGCCTGATACGCTTGGCCGCCGACTGAAGCAGATGAAATTCGACGGAGAGTTCGTTGTCGCGCGAATAAAGGTCGGCAGCGAACCGGAACGATATACGTTTAATCCTAACGTGTTTTATCGACAATCCAAGACGCCGGATAAGACGCTGCTTGCGATGTTTAACGTGAAGAAGCTGTAGATGGATGGAAAAGGGCGCCGTAATTGGCGCCTTTCTTTTTTATATGCTCTTCTTCATACCGCAACGACGGCACTCGCGTAGGAAAATTCCGTCCTTCACCGAACTTTTGAACAGCGTATAGTCGCAGTTATCGCAGCGCCCGTAGTGGACGTCCGGATACTCTTTATAATCGTATACAATCGTCGTATCATAGCCTTTTGTTTCGTAATCCATTCGTTCTCGACCTCCGACTATTAGAATACGACAATAGTGTGATCAATTCAACGCCATTCATGGAACGACGGGATCCGCAGCAAGCCGTTTTTCGTCTTGAACCGGTGCTTTACGCGGCACCCAATCGGCTCGATATAGGCATACCTCTCCGTTTCCTCTACGATTACTCTATCTGCATGTAGCTTCCGCCGCTCACCATACGGCATAAATTCCATCACGCCGGCATACTGGCCGTCCATGTATGAAAGCAACAGCGCATTATCTTCCTTACGCAGTCCCGTAATCAAAACGTCAGTATATTCGTAGTTCACGATCTTCAGCCAGCGATCTGATCGCTTATTTTCTGCATATGGAGCGTCTGCCCGCTTCATAACGATGCCCTCGATCTTATTTTTGCAGACTAATTCAAAATAATCCGCAGCATGGCCGCGAACACCTTCGACTACTTTAACGTTAGGATGATCGATTTTTAGACCGGCCAGCAATTCTTTTCGTTCAGTTAGCGGCTTAGACGTAACTGAAACGCCTTCTATCCGCAGGACATCAAAAACGCAAAATACTATCGGATGATAACTTTTTCGCGACTGGAACCGTTCCATGACGGCCTCGAAATCGCCGGCGCCTGTCGATCCAGGTACGATAAGCTCGCCGTCTAATATGGTGCCGTCCGGTATGTCGAGCGTTAATAATTCCGGAAATTTAGAGGTGACTTCGTTGTTGTGGCGTGTGTAGAGGCGGATTAAATCGTTATTCCTAGACGCGATCAGACGGATGCCATCGAATTTGGTTTCCGTGATATAGTCACCCGAGTTGAACGGCTCCTTTGCGGACTCAAGCAGCATGGGCGAAATAAACAAAAAGAATCACCTCGTTTCAGCGTAGTTACTATAATAGTATAGTAAGAGTCCGCCGAGACAAAGCGATTCGGTTGCGGTAAATTATTCCGGCATTTAAACAGTTTGCGCAGGATTTTCCGGTCTACTTTCCGTTCACCCTTCGAACGATTTTACCACGAAATTAAAGCGTATGAGCCGCCGGAAAGTATTACGGGTATATTAGGTATCGGCGGCCGCTTAACGCCTGATTTCGTGTGTTATTCGATAACCTTAATCGTCTTAAATCCGCTGCCATTTTCGTATTGATCCTTCGTAAAAGTCACGCTAATCCGATCGCCTGGCTTTGCGTCTGTGGCTGCCGGATCGAAAGAGAAGCCGCCGTCGTCCGCTGATACCGCGTAATCTTTCCCTTCGACAATATATTCGCGTTCAATCGTTTCCTGGGCGTCCTTAGCTTCGGCTGCCATGTCGTCAGCCACGCGATAAGCAATATCGACATCTTCGTTTAGTTTGGCGGCGTAGATTCCGAGAGCCGCGTTGCCTGCGATTGATAGGCCGAGGATGG